GCTAAGGTATGGAGAACGAGAGTTCGGTACTACACTAGCTGACGCAAAAACAATGGTGCTAAGTACCGAGCACATTATTTACGGTACTAACAAAGAAACAGATACTGGTATAGACATCACTACGGCAACTGATAGTAGTAATGCTGTCACTGGTGATGCTGCTCATGGAATAGCCAGTGGGACTGGTGGTGAGTATTTTAGAATTGGTAAGGTTGGAGATTCCGTAGGAAATTTTGATATTGCTTCTGCTGATTACACGCCTGGAAAAATCTTTAAAGTAAAAGCAACAGGTTCAACTGGTTTGTTTTTATATGGCTCAGAAGCTGACTATGATGCTGACACTAAGCAAAACATTACTACTGCTGGCTCTGGTTTAACTTTAGATTTAGTTAGAGTTCAAGGTAAAATTCTTTACGCTGACCCAAGTTTAGGAAGCGGAACTCCTATTGAAATTATTACTGTTGAGCCATGTGTAAATGTTGCTGACGGTTTTGGTGTTTCTGCTAAGTCTGGACAGTTAAGAGCTGTTGAGGTAAACAGAAAAAATGGTGTTGCTTATGATGCTGCTACTATTTCTGAGATTAACTTAATGATTAACTTAGAAAGAGTTATTTTATCTTACGAAGGATTAGCTGTTCCAT